AAGCGTCTGTCTAAGGTGGAGCACCTTGAGTACGTAGCTGACAAGGTCAGAGACATGGGCAAAGAGTTCAACACGCTGACGTTATCAATCACGCAGGCTGCTGACTCTGCGACCAACAAAGCTATCCTCGAAATGGGTGACGTGTACTACAGTAACGTCGCTATCCAACAAGCCGCCGACCTTATGATCGGCCTGGGCATGGGACCAGATGGTAACCGTTGCTTGTCTCTTTGTAAGAACAAGATCAACGGCAATCATAGTCCTATCCCTATCACACTAGACAGTTATCTGAGTAGGGTGACATGATGAAACGCATGAACTTTGATGATTGGGTGGAACTGGCCGCAGTGCTGGTAGTAGCCTCTGTCTTCCTAGCCGTCGTCCTGGGATGAAGCTACCCGATCACATAAGCAATCCTGATCCTCAGCTCCTAATGTCCGACAGCTACGTTGTTATCGACGTAGAAACAACCAACCTAGAGAAGGGTAACGCCTGTATTGTTGAGAACCAGCTGGTGCTGACCTGTGTTAAGTTCTCTGACGAGGACAAGGTTAAGTACCTGTGGGGCAGTGAGTTTAACTTGGGTCCGTTGGTCGATAAGATCATGCAGTACGACCTGATCGTGGCTCACAACTCCAAGATGGAACTCAAGTGGCTACAACGTGCGGGCATGGACCTCACCAAAGTAGTACCGTACTGTACCATGATCGGCGAGTACGTACTCAGCGGTAACAGAAGGGCCCCTCTAGGGTTGGGACACGTAGCCCAACGGTACAACCTGGGCGGTAAGGACGCCTACGTGGACATGATCATGCGTCGGGGTACCTGCCCCAGCGACATGCCTAAGTCCCTACTGCTTGATCGCTGTGTCAAGGACGTGTACCAGACCGAGGGCATCTTCCTTGAGCAGAGGGAGAAGCTACGCAAGATGGGGCTGCTTGCTTGTGCGTACACGAGGAATATCTTCACTCCTGTATTGGCTGACATTGAAATGCAGGGGATGCAGCTGGATGCCGACCTGATCTATGAGCTACACAGGGAGGCTACCCTACAACGGGACAAGGTACTGGCCGAGCTTCGGACCATCATCGGAGAGGTCAACACCAACTCCCCCAAGCAGATGGCTGTGCTGCTGTATGAAGACCTCAAGTTCAAACAGGCGAGGGACCACAGGGGACGAGTGATCACCACACCTAGTGGTAACCCAGCTACGTCGTCAGACATTGTCGCAAAGCTGGACGCTAGGACCAAGAAACAGAAGCAGTTCAAAGAGTTGTGGGCAGAGCTTGCCCGTCTGGAGGCAGACCTTACCAAAGCCCTGGACAAGTTCAAGCTATGCTGCGACGAAGCGGGTGGTCTTCTGTTTGCTAACTTCAACCAGACAGTGACCAAGACAACACGCCTGTCCTCGACAGGTGTCAGGTTCAACGTGCAGTTCCAGAACCTAGCCCGTAAATACAAGAAGGTGTTTAAGGCTAGGAGAGAAGGCTGGCCGGTTGGTGAGATTGACGGTGCTCAGATTGAGTTCCGAGTAGCCGGGTACCTGGGGCAAGACTCCCAAGTGTACGACGATCTTATCAATGAGGCTGACATTCACAAGTTCACTGCCTCTGAAATCAACTCCATCCCGGAGGAGGAGGTAACAAAGGACTTACGCACAGACGCTAAGGCTGACACATTCAAGCCATTATATGGCGGCAAGAGTGGTACCGAGGGCCAGATGCGGTACTACAAAGCCTTCCGTGAGAAGTACCAGGGCGTCACCAGCGCCCAGGAAGAGTGGATGCGCACAGTGCTGAGAACCAAGAAGCTGGTCATGCCGACGGGCTTCATCTTCTACTGGCCCGACACACGGATGATGGAAGACGGGTTCATCACAAACAGCACCAACATCTGCAACTATCCGGTGCAGTACCTGGCGACAGGTGAGATTGTACCCATTGGTGTTACAATCCTGTGGCACAAGATGAAGGCGCTTGGTATGCAGTCCTTCCTTGTGAACACAGTGCATGACTCGGCTATCGCAGAGCTATGTCCTGGTGAGGAAGAACAGTTCCGTACATTGGGGCAGGCAGCGATGACCTCGGATACATACGAGTACATGGAGAAGGTCTATGGAATACGATTTAACTTGCCCCTTGGCACAGGTTGTGAGTGGGGCGAACACTGGTCAGAAGGGGAAGAAGTCAAGTACCAACTCCGACCCCCGTACCCAGCTCCCACCGACCATAAGCATCAAGCTGTCGGAGGTAGTGAATCTCCCGACTTCTAGTCTTGTTGAGTTGTGGCAAGCTATAGATGAAGAGCTAAAGCTCAGACGTCTCAGACACAGTGGCAGGCACGACCCGGCCCTGTCCTTCCACCACTACAAACTTGGACATGTGTGGGAATATAATGGATAAAGAACGATATGATTGGAACCAACTGTCAATGGAGTTGTCTAAACTATTACTGCCAGCGACAGACCAACAAGTGTGGCAGATGCTGCACAAGATTCAGGACGAGTTGATGCACAGGTACGAAGTAGACTGGAGACTCTATGGGTAGCAGGATGACAAAGGACGAATGGCTTGCGTTCCAGGCTCAGGTGTTTGACAACATCAAGGAACTGACCAGGGCCAAGAACGCGGACTATACTGGTGGAACAGATGATCCGTTTGCTAACTTTCGAGAAGCGGAAGACTTTGGTGTGGATGTTCTGGTTGGTCTCTGCGTACGTATGGGAGACAAATTTCAGAGAGTCAAATCTTACTGCACCAAAGGCAACCTTGAGGTTGCTGGTGAGGGTCTTGATGACGCTTTTAGTGATCTTATTGGCTATTCCGCTCTTGCTCTTGGCCTTCTTGAAGAGGCTAGACGCAAGGATATACCCGGCAATCCCGAGTTCGATGACGAATGGAGAATCAAGTAATGAGTAGTTTGGTACAAGGTACAGTAGAAGCAATCAGCCAGAAGGGCAAGGCAACCAACATCAAGGTCAACGGCCAGTGGTACGGTTGTGGTTTCAACGGGGTTCCCTGTGGCCAGGGTGACAACGTGTCCTTCCCGGTGGTACAGAACGGTCGGTTCCTCAACGCCGACGTGAACAACATGCAGGTAGTACAAGGGGGCGGCGGTGCTCAAGAGCAGAGAGGTACTTACGGCGGCCAAAATAGTGGGGGGCAACCTGCTCGCACTGGGGGCAATGCTGCTGGCAACAGCGGGGGCAGTAAAGGTTCTAGCTATGGCGCTCGGAAGCTAGACGATCCGGTTCAGCGCTCCATCGTTCAGCAGTCTGCTCGCAACGCAGCTATTCAGGCAGTGCAGGTAGCGTCTTCGCTGGATGCTGTTCCGCTGCCCACCAAGAAAGCTGAGAAGTTCGATGCTGTCCTTGACCTGATTGACCAGGTAACTGAGCGCTACTACAACGAGACGTTCAAGGTAGCGGAAGCAGGTGGTTACACCGAACGTGCTGAGAAGGTACAGTTTGATCCTACCGCCAACGGCCAGCCGGATGCAGACTACGACGACGACATTCCGTTTTAAGGGAGAGCAAGTATGAGTGAACCCATTATCCTAGAAGACTACATCCGAGACTCCGAGGAACTGGACACTACCGAGAACTATTCCCTAGTACTCGTACGTCCTACCCTCGTGGTAGAGGGTGTGTTGGTAAACTACATCGTGGTCAACCGAGTGACTGGCGCCTACGAGTATGTGGCAGGTTTGCTGCCCGAGGCGCGTAACGCGATTCTTGAGCTTGAGCAGTTCGCTGATGCCCACATGGGCGACACCGAAACTGCGGAAGTATGCCACTAAAGCGTGAGCTTGCCCACCTGGACGGGGACATTATCGTGTATCGTTGCGGGTTCGCTGTAGAACAGCGGCCCGTGACCCTTGTCCTAGACAACGAGCAGATGGAGTTTGATGGTATTCAGAAAGCTCGTAAGTGGGTTAAAGAGAACCTGCCACCAGAGCTAAGAGAGGATGTAGACTACTGGTACGTCAAGCATCATCACGTAGAGCCGGAGAGCCACGCGCTACAAGCGGTGGACACGCAGATACGTGGTATCCTTGACGACCTACACAAGATCACGGGCAAGAAACATCGCCCTGTTGTGTACCTAACCAGTGGTCGATCCTTTAGAGAGAAGGTGGCAACCATCCGTCCCTACAAGGGAAACAGGGATGACAAGCACCAGCCTGTTCACAAGGCTGCGATCACTCAGTATCTGATAGACAAGTACGATGCTCAAGTTACCACCGAGCTAGAGGCTGATGACCTCCTGGCTATCAACGGGCTACAGGGTGGGGTTGTTTGCTCCATCGACAAAGACCTGTTGCAGGTACCTTGCAAGCACTACGACTGGACCCGTGGCCTGTTCCTGAACATCGAGGAGCTTGACAGCCACTACAATCTGTGGTCTCAAATCCTAATGGGTGATTCCACAGACAACATTGTAGGTGTACCAGGGATTGGTGCAGCTAAAGCCTACAAGATTCTGGATGAAGCAGAGCACCAGACCCCTAAAGGGTGGGCTCGTATAGTTCACGAGGTCTACAGGGAAGCGTGGAACGCAGAGAAAAAGCCGTGGGAAATCCCATGGAAGGCTGCACTTCACGAAACAGGAAAACTGGTCTATCTGCTACGGCATCCAGAGGATAGCTGGGAGAGCTACTATGAATCTATCACAGGTGTCTGACGCTGGGGTACATTACCAGTTCATTACCACATGCTCGGGCAGAATCCTGAACCTCATGGACCCTGACCCGGACTCGATTGACATCGAGGACGTGGCTACGGGACTGGCTAATAACTGCCGGTTCAGCGGTCAGCTACCAATTCACTACAGCGTAGCAGCCCACTCGCTAGTTATGGCAGACCTCATGGATAACGAGGAGGCCCAGAGATACGCCCTGCTGCACGACGCCAGCGAGGCATACATCATCGACCTACCCCGTCCTGTCAAGGCACTCTGCCCTGACTATAAGGAAGTCGAGCGACGTATCCAGGGCGCAGTCATGGACAAGTTCCTGCCCACTGTTAGTCACAACGTGATCCATCACGTCCATGCAATGGACAAGGTGATGCCTGCCTTTGAGCAGGTGGCTATCAAGGGAATGGCCAACGTGCCCTTCTGGGTAGTGGAAATGCTGGATTCAGCATACAAGGGTAGTTCGTATGAAGAGGAACTGCAACGTGTAATCCCTCTTATCAAAGAGGTTATGCTTGCCGCTCCCTTTGTTCGCACCCGATACCTTGAGTACTTCAACGAGTTGTTTGATGCGTAAGCCACAGAGAGAAACATTCCGTTCTGAGTTTGAGTGGCTCATTGCCGTTGACCTCTATGAAAGAAAGGTTCCGTTCGAGTACGAAGTTGTGGAACTTCCTGTCAATCAAGATGTCTATAAGGGTATGTGCCAGACTTGTGGGTCCACAAAGGTATCCAGTGTACGTAAATACACACCGGACTTCCTCCTGCCGGGGGGAATCTTGGTGGAAGCCAAAGGCAAGTTCTCTTCTCAGAACAGAACGAAGATGCTGGCCGTGAAAGAGAGTAATCCAGACGAGGATATCAGGATGCTATTCATGCGCAACAACTACCTGACCAAGAAAAAGGCAGGGACATACGGCGACTGGTGCGACAGGAACGGATTCAGGTGGGCCGTGGGCCGTATCCCGGAGGAGTGGCTCAATGAGTAAAACAAAGCGACGTAAGGTTCTCGGTGTCATCCTGGTGGTGGCAGCAGCCG